GAGAGCCTCAAGGTTACCTCGACCGTCCAGGTGAACGGTGCGGCTGCTGCCCTCCGTGACACCCTCGGTGGAGTAGCCTCGGCGACAATCGAGTACTAATCAACTGAGTAAGTAAACAACACGAGGCGACGTTCAGGATAAGCAAGGAGATATACAGGAAATGGCAGAATTCAGAGGCGTTTATCCCGCTGGAGAACTAGTTCCCGCTCCCTGCGGCATCCTGAGCGTTGCCCGTGTTGTTGAACACAACGAATCAGACGAGCGCTGGGTTCGTAACTTCTCTCAGGAGTTCGACACCCAGCCTTCGTTTGTTCGTCTTCTCACTGTAGACGACGCGACCGTTACTGGCGGTCTTATCAGCGACAACCAGAGTGACCAGCGTTACCTGGACTATCAGCCGTTCTACATTGACGTGGAAGACTTTGCTTCCACCTTTAGTCTCCCTGGACAGGATCGTTTTGCTCGCGTTGTTAGCGAACTTAAATCTGTTACCCAGAAGGCTCTTGAATATGAGTACTGGGAGGGCAAAGCAGCTCTCTCTGACGCTACAGGAAACTTTTACCTGAGCAAAGCTGCAACAGCTTCAATTCTCAATTCAGGAACAGCCATGAAGCCCGAGAACGCTTTGATGTACCTCGAGCAGGCTATCGCAAGTTCCCCGACTGGACAGTCTGGGGTTATCCATGTAACACGAGATGTTGCTTCCATTCTTGGATCTCGCTTGATCTACAAGAAGTCTAAGAATGGAGACACTCCTAGTGTTATGACTCGACTCGGGACTCCTGTTGTAATCGGCTCTGGTTACACGGGTAATGGGCCGATTGGGACGACAGGTGCCACCGCATCTGCGACAAACAAGTGGATCTATGCAACCAGCGAAGTTGACGTTCACCTCGGCAAGATTGAGATTGTGAACGAAAACTTGGGCCAGGGCGCAGATGTTACAATTAATGATATGAGAATTAAGGCGTATCGGCCTGCCGCCGTTTACTCCGACCCCTCAATCCACTACACAGTGCGAGTGACACTTCCTAGCGACTAATCAAACCAAAACAAGTAATTTAAGGAGCACACTGGAATGGCTACACAGGACTATGCGGCTAGCGTCCAAGGTGTGGCGATCCGAGTCACCCGACTGGACGCCGCTGGCAATATTTGCGAGCCTGACGTCGAGCTTACCGCTCTTATGTCTGGTGGTCTGCTTCTCCGTAAGAACTTTGGATCTTTCGCTTCGCCGAACAACCAGAGCATTGGTTGGGCCGCACCTGGCGTAGGCGATGACCCCGCTGGTAACGGTGTTGCCCTCGAGGTCTGGTCGTTTGCTGTTAAAGACGGCAAGCGTGCTGCCAACCTGCCCTACTTCTACTGGGTGTTCCCCTACGCTAAGCTCCGCCAGAGCGGTGACCGCGTTATTGAGAACGGCCTCCTCGCCAACACATTCGAGGGATACGGTCTCGGTAACGTGCAGTTCTCCACTGGTTTGGACGACCGCTGGGAGTACCCCGTTGCTACCGAGCGTCCTTACAGCTACGCTCGCGGTTCTTGGGCTCCTGAAGGACTCAAGGGCTTCTACCGCTGGTTCGGCGAGAGCACAAACACCGTCTCCAACAAGAGCCTTACTTCGAACGTGGCTACCCTGACTACAGGCACCGCTCACGGCTTTGAGGTCGGACAGACTGTTGTGGTTTCTGGTGTTGACTCAACCTTCAACGGTACCCACGTCATCACAGCTACACCGAGCACCACATCCTTCCGCTATGCGAAGACAAACGCCGACGTTGCGTCGACACCTGTCTCGCCTGCTGGTGAGGTTGTGCGTCAGCGTGGCTACCTCGCAGTCGACGACTTCGAGAGCCAGGGCTCGACATCCAGCTACAACGTACCTGGTGGCGAGGACTACAACCCAGACCTGCCGATCGACTTCATCATCGCATCGTCTGAGGACCCCACTTCCTAAGTAATTGAGGCGGGCAGCGAGCCGTTGGTGTTGATATACGCGGCAGCTGCCCGCCTTAATCTATCTAAGAGGAGAAATAATGAGTAATCTGTGGGTAGACACCGAAGAACTCGGTGAATACGCGGAATCAGATTACGCCTATGAGGCGGTAAAGAACGCTTCTTTTATCCTCTGGGGCATGTCTGGTCGTAAGTTCTCGGGAACCACGACAATTACAGAACGATATGTTTCTGCTTACGACCCCTATCTCAGGGCTAACGGATCAAGACTCCAGTATCAACCTGTTCTTATCGACGGTCAGGTGGAGAATGTTCCTTTAGGTGGGGACGCCAGATACTCTCACCACGACTTTTTGGGTGACGGAACATCTTCCTACCGCAGGGTTCGCTTGCGTGGGAGAAAGGTTGTAGAAGTCCACACGCTACGAGACGGCGACGGAAACATCATTGATCCAACCACCTATTACCTTGCTGACCACTCTACGATCTATGCGACCTCCAATGCCAACTGGACTTCTGCAAACATCGAAGTTACCTACACATATGGCTCTCCGCCGCCTCAGGCTGGTAAAACTGCAGCTCGGATTCTAGCCACCGAGCTTGTCAAGCTTTATGAAGACGACGACACTTGTGCTCTCCCTCAGCGTGTGACAAACATCACTAGGCAGGGAGTTAGCTACACAGTCTTAGACAACCAGAGCTTTATCGACGAGCTCAAGACTGGTGTCTACGCGATTGATCTCTTCCTTCGAGTAGTTAACCCAGATAAAGCTCGTGCCCGCTCCAGAGTCTTCAGCCCAGATGTCCCCCGTGCCCGCAGGATTGTTGGCAAGTCGCCAGCTTTCGAGCTCAGCGCTTTGGATTTGTACTTCAATAAAGATGGTGGAACTCAGATTTACTACACCAATGAGATTGGAGCAGACTTCCTTTCGGATGACCCGAACTGGTCTGTCTATGCTGTTGTTTCTAACTACGACAACTCTACAAGTCAAACGCTCACCAGTGCAGTGCAGTACGACGACGTAGAGGGAACTCTTCGCCTAAGTGCTAGCTACGCAGACTTACTTGCTGTTCTGGGGCCCAGAGACCCAGGAACTGTAGACATCTATGCTTCTCGGCCAAGCCTGGCGAACCCAGCGGTGGACGAAGTAATTAACTTGACAACAGGAAATGTTATTTATCAGCTAGGAGATCGTGTCAAGCCGATTGCAATAGCATAAAAGACAGTAGGATAGTGACGTGCCAATACAAGACATTAGCGGTGTAAATGCCGAAGCAAGAAACCTTGCAGATTTCCTGCAGGACGTGCTCAATCGCGTAATTAACGCATATAACAGCTACAACATGCCTCTGCCAGCCAGAAGGTATTACAGTCTTTCTGCTCCTGTTGTTGACTGCGAGCAGCTCTGTGTCTCTTTTATCCAGATGTATATCGGTACTCCTGGAGATGAAGCAACTGAGCCACGTCGGTGCAACGATCCTCGCAGTGCCAGTCTAAGCATTCAGGTTGCTCGTGCCGTGCCTGTAAGCCAGCAAAATGGCCAGGCTCCTGCAGCCGACGACATTCAAAAAGCGGCTGAGGTGTGCGCTTTAGACGCTTGGGTGCTCATGGAAAGCGTCAATGAGTTTGATTCGTGGGCTGGATCTACCAGTGCCTACGGACTTGGTGTTATTGCCACCGTTGACTCCGATCCTCCCGAGGGTGGCTTTCAAACAACAAGGCTTACTATCACCATGGCGGTTCCGTAGTGGCTAGAGGTTTTATTGACTGGTATAAAGGTCCGCTTGACACTCTTCTAAATAACCCCAATGGAACCGTTGGAAGATACTTGGCCTTCAAGGGCAAGATGATTGAGGCTGCTGCTAAAGGTCAGGTTGGTGTAAGAACTGGAGATTTAAGAGCTTCTATCCATATGCGCCACAAAAGAAATACTAGATACCAGTACATCGAGGTGGGGTCAAAATTAAAGTACGCCAGAATGCACCACGAAGGCACCAAACCGCACCTAATTTACCCACAAAAAAGAACAGTTTTGCGCTTCTATTCGAAGGGCCAAATCGTACACACTCATCTGGTTAGACATCCAGGGACCCGCCCCAATAGGTACCTGTCAGATCAGCTGAAGCGAGTACTATAGAAATAGTGACAACCCCCCGACAAATTACAGTAAGGAACTAACGATGGCTAACCGCTTTAAAGATTTTGGCGGAAAATACAACCCCGAGGACGTAGAGCCTCTTTCATTTAAACTCCACGGAGAAGAGTTTGAGTGTTACCCCAACCTTCAGGGCAAGGTTCTCCTAGATATCGTGGCCAACTCTGACGAGGACAACCCCTCTTCTGTTGCTCAAACCATGACAGATTTCTTTGGAAGAGCCCTAAAACCAGAGAGTTACGAGCGTTTTAGCGCCCTGCTCGAGGACCCAGAGCGAATTGTTACTGTTGAGACTCTTGGTGAGATCACTGCATGGTTAGTTGAGGAGTACACTGCCCGCCCTACCGAGGAGCCCGTGGGCTCCTAGAGTGGGCAGTAGACCTTTGGCCATATGTAAATGGCAAGGCTCTACTCAGTGGTGTTCGTCTACCCGATCTAGACGCAGCAGACATGCTCGACATAGTTCACTACTTCTTTGAAGATGACTTGTTGAGCGAGTCGGCAGAGGCTTCCGAGGCGAAGTCAAAAATGCGCTCCAGGCTGTACAAAGATATGTACGAAACAACGTACAAATACCCAGTCGGTGACTCGGGTAAAAGCTATAATTATAGTACAGCCAGTGGCGATCCAGTGATGCCTTCGGAAGGTTTTGTAGGCGACGATGGCATCCAAGAGTTCGACCCAGACAGACCAGACAAAGGACCGACAAAGCCTTTTGTTCCAGCGACAGAATTTGACCCAGACAATCCCAATCCATTTGGGCAATTACTTGACCCCCCAGCAGGAATCTAAGTAGGGGGTGATTTGACGTGGCTGTTGTAGGTGAAGCAAAGATTGTCGTTCGCGCAATCACTAACACCTTCAAGCGCGACGTCGAAAGAGCTGCTTCTGGTCTGAACGAAGCGGGTCAAAGAGCTGGACGAGATTTCGGTGACGGAGTTAGTCGAGGGTTTGGTCGTAGAGCCAGAAGTGCTTTAAGTCCTGGATTTGTCTCTAGCATCGAGGCCGCCAGGCAGCAATTTCGTAGACTTGCCATAGCCTCCAACATTGTTGTTCCAGCTATTGCTGCGCTCGTTGGAATCATAGGTAACCTAGTTAGCGGTCTGGTAATACTTGTAGCAGCGGCAGGAAATGCCGCCAAAGCCCTAGGTGTAGGACTTCTAGGTGCCATAAGTGCTGTTGCACAGGCTGGTATAACCTTAGGGGTTGCTTTTAAGGGTTTTGGTGAGGCGATGAACCAAGCCAGAGGGGCAAGCAACGGAGCAGCCAACGCCGCTCGCCAGGAGGAGGCCGCTCTTCGCAGGTTGCGAGACGCTCGACTTAATCTAAAGCGGTTGATTGAGGAAGAGGCCCCAGCCGAGCTTGCTGCTGCTCGTCAGCAAGCAGCAGACGCTGCCGATAGGGCTGCTGCTGCGATTAGAGACTCTGAGCGGGCACAAAGAGACTACAACGATGCTCAGCTAGAGGTTCTAGAGGCTCAAGAAGATCTAAATGACGCACGCGATAGGGCTAGGGAAAAGCTACAGCAACTTCGCTTTGCTCTTGAAGGCGCAGCTATTGGCGAGAAGCGTGCTCGGCTAGAGTTTGAAAAAGCTCGCGACTCTTTGCAAGCAGTCCAGGATCTCCCACCAGACTCCAGAGCCCGCCAAGAAGCCGAGCTGGCCTTTGCTCAAGCAGAACTTAATTTGCGTAAGGCCATTGATAACAACTCTGATCTTCGCAAAGAAGAGGCTGCTGCTACCGCTGCTGGTGTGGAGGGCTCGGAAGAGGTTGTAACCGCCAAGGAAAGAATTGCTGATGCAATTCAAGCAGAAAAAGACGCTGCTATAGATGCAGCTATTGCAATCAGAGACGCAGCTAGGGCTCAGGAGGAAGCAAACCAGGCGGCTGCTGACGCTGCTGCTGGCGGACGGGTCGAAAGAGAGCTTCAGAGAAGGATTGCCCTGGCCCGTGAGCAGGTCAGGGACGCCGAGCGTGCCGTAGAAGATGCTAGACGATCTGCCGCTAGTGCTGTTAACCAGGTAAGGGTCACCCCCGAGCAGCTAGCGTTTGCTCAGTATCTAAGAAGCCTTAGTGACGAGTTCTACAATCTTCGAAGAGCTGCTGGTCAGGATCTTTTCCCTGCCTTAGAGGTTGCTTTAGGAAAACTTGTTGAAGATCTTTTCCCCGCTCTTCAGCCCCTCCTTCGCGGGACTGGCGGAGTTATTGGCGAAATAGCAGTTGGGTTTGCCGAGGTGGCTACTGAAGGCGAAAACATTCGTCGTTTGGAGTCTGTGTGGACTACCAACGATGAGCTCCTAAGAAATCTTGGCGTTGCTGGTGGAAATCTTTATGAAGCTCTGCTCCTTATTTTGGAGGCAGCGGAACCAGTCATTACCGCCTTTGGCGAGTGGGCGGCTAGTTCTTCGGGGGAGTTTGTAAAAAATCTTTCCGAAGACACCGACGGACTGCGTGAGTCATTTGAACAAAATCTCGAAACTTTCCGCGACTTCAAAGAGATTCTAGACAATCTTTTTAGCACATTTGGCAATCTTGGAGAGTCAATTAATACAGGTGGAGGAGCAGCCATTCTTCTTGGATACTTGAAGGATGTCACCGAAGGCTTTGATGAATTTACTGCCAACAATCAAGATTTCTTAGATGACTTTTTCCGCGACTCCGCACTTAACTTCACCGAACTTCTCGATCTTGTTGGGCTAATTGGTAAGGGATTTTTAGAGCTCCTTGCTATTGGTCTTGCCATTGGCTCTGCTTTCCGAGTTCTTAAATTTTTAGGAAAGGCTTTTGCTGGGTTTATTAGAATTCTTCCTGGTGGAGCTGGCTTTCTTCGCTGGGGTAAAGCAGTGGGGACGGTCTTCTCGAAGAGGGGAATTGCCTCTGGTATTAAATTTGTTTTTAGCACTATAGGAAACTTTTTCAAGAGTATCCCCAAATTCATTCGTGGATTTGGATCAAAGTTTATAGGCTTCTTTAAATCTATACCAGGCTTAATTGGAAAGTTTTTCGCGAGCAACCTCGGAAAGATTCTTCTGAGAATTGGAGGATTTCTTCTTAGGGGTATTGGGGTGGTTCTCGGTGGAATTCCAGGCTTAGTTATTTTAATTATTGCAACTCTTGTAACTATCTTTTTCCAGTTTAAAGATGAAATTATAGGATTCTTCAAAGAACTTGGTACAGGTATTTGGGAAGGAATGCAAGAAGCTGGGCGAAGAATCCAGGAATGGTGGAGCGGCCTAAACGAAAGAACTCAGGAAGCGACAAGAGACTTAGTTATGAAAGTCGCTGAGGCTGGAGCCAACTTCTTTAGCTGGATCGGGGACCTATGGAACGAATACTGGGCAGAACAGCAGAGGCGCTGGGACGAGATGGTTACAGGGATAAAAGCCCTGCCAGGAAAGATTAAAGAAGCGGGTGCAAAGCTATGGAACGGCTTCAAAGAAGTTTGGGACGAATACTGGGCAGAGCAAAAAAGAAGATTTGATGATCTTGTCGCTGATGTTAAAGCGTTGCCTGGAAAACTAGCAGAAGCAGGTAGAAACCTGTGGAACTGGCTAAAAGACAGCTTTAAGACGGCTATAAACTGGGTTATTGATCGTTGGAATAATCTTAGCTTTGAACTAAGAATTCCAGACAAAATTGGGTCGCTGCCACTTCCTGATTGGCTAGCAGGTAAGGGTGTCACCGTCAATACACCAAATATTCCTAGGCTGGCTATGGGTGGAGTTGTTTATCCCAGCTCGGGGGGAACTCTGGCCATGCTGGCAGAGGCTGGTCGACCAGAGCGTGTTGAGCCTTTAGATTCAGACGGGCTGTCTAAACGAGACAGGGCAATGATTGCAATGCTTTCTGGAGGCGGAGCTCAAATTCATGTCTATCCAGCCCCAGGAATGAACGAAACCGAGTTGGCTCAAAAGGTTTCCCGAGAACTGGCTAAACAAGTTAGGAGGGGACAGGCTTAATGGTTAATTTCACCCCTGCCGAAGAGGCCCGCTCTGTAGACAGAGGATTGCAGAGTTTTGAAATCAATGAGATTGAAAAACTCAAGCTACAAGGCAACATCACCCTCAACGATTTTGTCTTCAACACTATTGACGAATATGGCGTTGTTTGGGTTATCACAGACATCGAGAACTGGTGGAACACACCTGAGGCAGACGTTCCAAGCATGGAACGAGGCGACGGCGACGGCGGCTACGAAATGCAAGGTAGATATACGTCTCGAGAGATTGCAATTCAGGGAGTGTTCTTGACGACTGACCCGACACTTGTCGAGGCTGCTAGGGATCGTCTCATTCAAGCAATGAATCTGGCCTACACAGGTGCTTGGCTAAAGACGGGTAGCGAACCTATTAGAGCCTCTTACGTTCAACTGATTGGTGCGGTAGAGACCAACACGGTAAACACCCGAGGGCGAACCGAATTCAGCATCCCCCTTAGGGCTGTGGACCCAATTAAGTATCACTGGAATGATGAAGCACCAGACGGGTACTTCCTCAAGGAAGGTGTTGTAAAAAATCTAGACGCTGGGTATGACGGCCTAGTCACTGTCGAAAACATTGGTAACTACCCCGTTCCAGTGTACTTTGAGATTACAGGACCATTTACTGGCCCTGGATTTATCTTCAACAAAACAACCAACGAGCTTATTCTTCTAACTCAAGGATTAAAGGGTCGCATCTCTCGATCTGTTGTAAACAAACAACTAGCTTTCGATGTCGAACAACTAAAAGACATTGCAACTCTTACTACCACGATTCCCCACGGGTTCTCTGTCGGAGACAGCGTATTTGTTTCTGGAACTGGAACTGGCTTTGATGGCGACCAACTAATTACTTCCGTCCCCACTCGAACCACATTTACTTTCGACGCTGATGCCGCAGACATCAGAGCTGTTGCTCAGAAAACCCTAACAAGCGGTGTTGCGACCCTTCAAACAGTCCTTCCCCACGGGTACAGCACTGGCGACGAGATTATTGTCAATGGGGTAGATGCAACATTTGATGGGACCTACGAAATTACAGGAACCCCCACAGCTAACAAATTTACTTACGACCGTATTCGAAGCACCAGTCAAAACATTGCCACAACCATTCTTACTGCCAACATTGCGACAATTACCACCGAGAACGCCCACGAATTTATTCTTGGTGAAGAAGTAACAATTTCGGGGGCTGGTGTCAACTACGACGGAACTTATGAAATCAGCGACATCCCTAATGAAACTTCATTCAGCTACGCTGCCACTAGAACTAACTCTCGGGACATTGTCAATAAATCTATGACCGAAGATGTAGTTACCATCACAACCTCGGCTGAGCATGGCTTTGTTGTAAATGAGGGGGTCAATGTTAGAAACGTCGATCTTTCTCTAAACGGTGGGTACTTCATTAAGGAGATCCCCTCCAGTACTACTTTCACCTACGACAGGGTCCGTGCCACTCAAAGATCTGTGATAGTCAAGGCAGTGTTTGGAAATGTGGCTACTGTTACCACCTCACAGCCTCACGGTTTTAATGTCGGAGAAGAAGTCAGACTGCAAAACATTGACAGCGACTTTAACGGAATACATACAATAACCGATCTTCCCAGTAACACTACTTTTACTTTTAGTCTTGTTAGAGATGACCTAGTTTCAACTTCGGTCAGCAATGGAACAGCACATCTCCGCTCTCGTCAAATTAGAAACATTTCTCGCTCGGGGAATGTTGTCGCTGTTGTTACTGAAGGAACCCACGGTGCAATATTCGGGGAAGAAGTGACCATAAACTCTGGCAAGGCTGACTTCGACGGCACCTATCAAATCTCTGGGATTCCATCTCTTAACGTTTTTCTCTACGAAAAAGTAGGAGCAAACGTAGATCAAGTTTTTGCATTCCCTATTGAAAACTTCTCGAGGAGCTCCAACACTCTGACTATAAACACCTCTGTAGCCCACGATCTCCAAGCAGGGCAAGACATCCTAGTGAAAGGGCTGGGAGAAGATTACGATGGCTCATACACTGTTCAAACCAGAACAAATACTCGTGTAACAGTTACTCGTTCAGGTACTAACTTTGGAGAGACGGATGCTCCCGACGGTGCCACAATTATTTATGACTTTAAGTTTGCTGATCTTTCAGGAACTATTCCCTCAACATCTGTTACCGATGGAACTGCAACCGTAGGAGGAAGCCTACCGCTGACTTCTTCTCAGGGTGTGTCCTCGGTGTCGGAAAACATTGTTCAGCAAACATCAGGTGGAAACGCAATTAAAACTAATGATGTGCAATTCACTCCTGGTCTTTCGGGTGCCACAGCGGTGGTTGACTCAGACATCTTAGAGATTGACACAAAGAAGCGAGAAGTCGCTTTTAATGGGGTGGTTCCTGGCGCGAGGGGAAGAGTCGATGTTTTAGCTGACTTTATTCGTCTTGCTCCTGGAGAAAACGAAATTGAGTTTGAGGACACTGGCAACCCAGAAAGTGAGTCCTCCATCAAAATTTTCTATAGGTCAGGGTGGCTTAGCTAAAGACAAGAGAGACAAAAAACATGGCGATAGAGACACAAGTCAAATACCGATATTTCCTGGTGGATCTTCTGAGCAACGAAATTATCTCGGAGGTACCGTTTACGGGTGTGAGCTACGAGCGTGCAAACAAAAGAGCTGGAACCTTTGAGGGGGACATCCCCTTCGTTGAAGCAACTAAAGGTTTAGATCTATACGAATCCACTATGCCTGGAAGAACTGGTTTATACGTTCTTAGAAATGGAGTGTGCATCTGGGGAGGAATTATTTGGGGCAGGTCGTACGATGGTCTTAGTCAGCAACTTTCTGTCACTGCTGGTGAATTTATGAGCTATCTCTACCACCGTCAAATTTGGCAGACTATTCAGTACGGCTCCAACTACGTCGGAGTATCCAGCTACTCTGTTGTTGCTGGGGAAGCAATTATCACTACAGAAGTTCCTCATGGCTTTGTCGAGGGGGATAACGTTGCAATCTCTTTCACCAGCCCAGTGGTAGACGGCACCCACCAAATAGCCTCTATTCCAGCCGCCAACCAATTTACTTTTTCAACTACATCAGCAGATGAATCTGGAACCAGCACTAGCGGTGCCTGCAGAAGTTTGGTTGATAGTTACGACTTAGCTCGTGATCTGGTCTCCAGAATCTCTACAGATCTAGGGGGCCTGGAGTTTGCAAACGAGTTCATCAAACCAGCTAAAGAATTCGAAGTCAGCGTAGTTCAAAAGTCAAGAACGGCAGACATTGTAACTCTTAGAACAGCTGTAGAACACTCCATTGTCCCTGGGCAAGAAGTTGAAATTCTAGAGGTGGGGAGCGATGTTGACGGTATCCACACCGTCACAGAAGTACCAGACCCCTTAACTTTGAAATACGAGCTCGTTGGGGAAGACATTGCCCTCGATGATCTACCTGGTATTCGAGTTCTAAACGTCATTTCTAAGCAACTAACCAACAATGTTGCTTTCATAACCCTAGACGGAGACCACGGTGCCTCTCCAGGTGACACCGTGTTTCTTACGGGAGTCGATGGGTTTTTTACAGGAATCCTCGACACCAAATTCAATGGTCGCTTTACTATAACTAGTACGCCCACCGCCAGATCTTTTACATATAGCACTGGTGGAATTCTTGACCTCGAATCAACCGAAGTTTCTGGTGGCCTCGCTGCTTTTGGTTCAAGAGCTATTTACGCCGACTATGGGAGCTACATTGCTAATGGGGACATCGGAATCCAGCTAGAGAACAACGAGAAGAGTGGCTACTACCAGGACACTCAGGTGTTTAGAGGGTTTGAACAGAAAACCGTCGGAGAAATTCTGGAACAGTACTCCAACGTTGTTGATGGAGGCTTCGAGTACCGAATTGATTGTGACTACGACGACGTCACTTCTACTTTTAGTAAAACTTTCCGTCTGTTCCCTGTGGACTTGGCTGATCCCCCACCCGAGGGGGATGTCTACCCCGTAACTGCTTTTGGTGCCAACGCAGTTGTCTTCGAGTACCCAGGCAATATTATGAGCTTCAGCATCGAAGAATCTGCCGAAGACTCAGCAACAAGATTTTTTGTTGTTGGAAAAGATGATGGACTAACAGGGGAAGCAAGTCAGCCCTATGCTGGGGCAGCTGATAGAGAGCTACTTAGCAACCCCAACGGTAGAAGCTGGCCCTTGTTGGATCAGGTTGAGCAAGTCGATGAGCTTAGCGATGAGCTTTCGCTCTACGATTACGCCAAAGACTTTTTATATGAAGCTAAGCCACCTATGGGTGTCATCAGCATCCAAGTAAACGGATCGCTTAGCCCCCAGGTGGGAACCTTCTTCCCTGGTGAGTGGTGCTCTATCATCATCGATGATCCGTTCTTTCGGGCTCGTTTAGCCTCGGACCAAGAGCCCAGGGACGATGTGCTTATTAGAAAAATAGAGTCTTACAAGGTTTCAGTGCCAGACAGTAACGGTTTTGCTGAAGAAGTGGAACTAACTCTTATCGCCGATTGGAAGGTGGACCAACGTGGCTAGTCGCAGGAGAGCTACAAGGAGATCCCTCACAGGGACAATTTCTGATATTCAAAGAAGGCTAAAGTATCTGTCTTCTCAGCCAGCCCCCGCCAGACTGGCTAACCAAGTTGTTCAGCGAGCCGCTATCAGATCGCGTGCGGTCGGCAATGATCAGATTGCTTTAGATGCTATAGCCAACGATCAAATTAAGGCAGATGCTATTCGAGAGGCTCAAATTTTAGATGGGGAAATCACAACCGACAAAATTAGAGATCTTCAAATTACAACAGCAAAAATTGCCGACTCTCAGATCACTACCGATAAAATTAACAACTTAGATGTCACGGATGCAAAACTAGCATCTAACGCTGTTGTCACTTCAAAGATTAGAAATGATGCTGTCACCCGAGATAAAATTGACGGTGGTGCTGTAGGAAGCAATGAGCTAGATAACGGATCAGTAAGCTCGGGGAAAATCCAAAACAGAGCTGTCGGTTCCTCAAAGATCGCAGACGGAGCAGTTGGCACGAGTCAGCTAGCCAACGGAGCCGTGACCAACTCAAAAATTAGTGGGTCAATTAGCGGATCAAAGATTGGCTCTGGAATTAGTGGTGGGAACCTAAACAACGGCAGTGTCAGCAATAGCAAGCTAAGCAGCGGAACAAGAGCAAGCGCGGGATCTGGACTTAGAAAATCGGGAAACACTATTTCCGTTAATTACGACCAAATCCCATCTAGAGGCCACCGTCACAACTATGCTGACGGGTATTACAGGAGAGATAGCTTTAACAACAGACTGCGAGATTTTAATTTTGTAACCTCAAGAACGGGAACAGCTAGTTCACAAAAATTTAAAAAAAGTATTTCTATACATAAAATTAATAATCCTAAAAAATTGCTTGAATTAAACTTTAAAAAATTTAAATATAAAAGATCTATGTCCCACGAGTCGTGGATAAATAACAAAGAGTGGCAGTACGGATACTTAATTGAAGATTTACTTGACTTAGGATTTGAAGAAGTAATTTATTACAGCCCCGAGGGAAGCCCCGAAAGACTAGATTACAGCATGATGTCTGCTCTTGTCCTTGAGCTCGTTAAGATACAGCAAATTGAGATAGAATCATTACAGCAAAAAATTGCAGAAATGGAAGAAAAAAGATGACATATACATTTATTTATGACGGTACAAATCCTCCTAAGTGGGAGAAATTATTCACTGCTGAAAGTGGAGAGACTTTTTCTGTTGCTCTTGTCTTTGAAAACCAAGAAGACAGACTACAACTAAACTCTGATCAGGTATACCAACATCTAGAAAACATGCTTCAATACGTCAAAGACAGAACTAGTAGCCTGCAATTAGTTCAACTCGACGAAGAAGCACCTGATCATTTCTGGCCGCTGCATGGGAATTATGATGAAGTTGAGACTTTAATGCAGGAAATTCAAAAATGGTGGAACTGGGTTTATTTTAACGATAATTTTGATCCCGAGAGCTAATGTACGAAGTAAAAGACGGCTCAAGAACCCTGCAGTTCAGCGGAAGACTGCTGGGAAAGTCGTCTTCCTGGCGCAGGGGATCGGTTCGTTGGATTGAGTTTGAATTGTACAAAACAGAAAATGGTTCGTACATTCTTTCTCGGGTTGGGGTCTCCCTAGTTTTTCATTCTTCGGTGTGTCCCCTTGTAGAAAAGTATGGATTGTCAGAAGCTAGTCCAGAAAAACTAAAGAGAGACGCACGTCCCTGCGAAGAGTGCTTGCCCGAACAAACAATGCCCATCGTGTTTCCCGAAAAGGACAGAACATGGGCCCAGGTAAGTGAAGAACCAGAACCAGTTCTAGAAGCGCTCTACAAGTATGATCAAGGGGGTGCTAGGTATCTCACTCACGTCGCGCAACGACTTCTAGAACAAGCATCAGACGCCGACACAAATATCGATAAGATATACAGGATCGAAATGATCCCGTAGAAAAGAAATTAAATGACAAACGACATCAAAGATTTATCCAGTGTAGAACTCACCCTGATTGACAGCGTAGAAAAAGCGCACAGTTTTGTGAGGTGGCTAGGCGAGCGTCGGCCCCACAACGCCGTGGGGCTTGACCTAGAAACGGGAGAGTTAGCTGGAGGCCGTCGAGAAGACGCTCTTTCTCCTTGGCACGGCCACATCAGACTTGCTCAGATAGGTGACTCTTATCAGGGCTGGGCCATCCCGTGGGACCAGTGGAAGGGAGTCTTCTATGAGGCCATGAGCAAGTTTGATGGTCCGATTATTTGCCACAACATTGCTTTCGAAGCTAAGTGGCTGGAGCACCACTCCGAGTTCAAAATGCCGTGGGAGCGAGCGCACGACACAATGCTCATGGCTCAGATCGTGGACCCCACAAAATCAGCAGCACTAAAAACTCTTTCGGCAAACATCATCGACCCTAAAGCTGCTGCTCTGCAGAGCCTGCTGGATATGGGCATGGCAAAGAACGGCTGGACTTGGGGAACCGTTCCTTTGGAATTTGAGCCTTTCTGGTCTTACGGTGCCCTGGACCCTGTATTGACAACCCGCATCTGGCTTCACTTCTACGACCAGTGCGGACCTGGTGGTCCCTACAGCAAGCCTTATGAGCTAGAAATGGCAACCAGAAAAATTGTCACGCGGATGGAATTAAACGGTGCGCGAGTAGATCTTGACTACTCCAAAGATAAGTACGAAGAGCTGCTGGACTATGCAGAGAAAACCAAAGTCTGGGCCTACAACAAATACAACGTTAAGGTTACTAGTAACCAACAACTGGTTGGGGCTCTTGAGAAGCTTGGTGCAGAAATCACCGAGAAAACTCCTTCTGGGCAGAAATCTGCAAACAAGGACCAGCTAAAGAAACTGACCATTGACGGAAACGAAGAAGTTAAGAATCTGGCTGAGACAGTTCTCAAACTGAGAAAAGCAGAGAAACTTGCCTCTTCGTACTTCAAAAACTTTATTGATAAGTCCGTAGACGGCTTTGTTCATCCTTCGGTTAAGACCATGGGAGCAAGAACTTCTCGCATGTCAATCACCGATCCAGCCTTGCAGACACTCCCCAAGGGAGACGCTACTGTTCGTCGAGCTTTTGTCCCCCGAGATGAAGACCACGTAATTATCACGTCTGACCTTGACCAGGTTGAGTTTCGAATGTTTGCGACTTTTTCTAGGGACCAAAACTTGATTCAACTTTTTAACAGAGCAGACGCTGAGGGCTCCGACCCCTTCACTGAGATTGGTCGTCAGGTCTACCAAGATCCATCGATGCAAAAGTCTGATAGCAGACGTGGGCTCATTAAAGGTGTTGTCTATGGTCGCCTCTATGGCGCTGGCGTTGCTAAGCAGGCTTTAACTGCGGGAGTGCCCGAACACCAAATGCAAGCGGTCTCGGATTCATTTGATGCTAACTACCCAGGGATGGCTCAGTTTCAAGATGCCGTAGCTAATGAGGGCAGGAAGCGTTTTGAGGAAGAAGGCCAAGGATACATTTATACCTGGACGGGACGCAGAATCCCCTGCGACGACGACAGAACCTACAGTCTGGTGAATTACTTGATTCAGGGTGGGGCTGCTGAGGTTTTCAAGAGCAACCTTGTGAAACTAGACGCTGCAGACTTGACCGACTATCTGATTGTTCCAGTGCACGATGAAATTGTTTTACAGGCTCCGCGTGGCGAAGCTGAAGAAGTAAAACAAGCTGTGCGAGAGTGTATGACTACAACAGGCGGTATCTGGCAGGTACCGCTCACAGCGGATGTAGACGGGCCACTGGAGAATTGGGGTGCTAAATACTAATGACTGTAGGAATTCTTGCCGTTGACCCAGGTCTAATGAGTGGCATCTGTTTTATGACCTGGTCTGAAAGCCCCGAGGAAGACCCCATTCTTGTCGGATCTTACGAAGCAAACGAAGATGAGTATCCAGACGTAATTAGCGATTTTCTTTCAAAGTGGGAAGACTACTCCAACTTTTATGTCATATGCGAAAAGTTCACGATTAATGCACAGACCGTAAAAAAGACACAAGCCCCGTACAGCCTCGAGCAGATAGGGGTTCTTAAGTATCTGTGCAAAAACTATGGTTTTGATCACACAGAGATTAATTTTCAAATGCCCGCTGACGCCAAGAATATGTTTTCCAACCCGACACTAAAAACTCTGGGGTTCTGGCATGTCGGAGGAGCTGGTCACGCACTTGACGCAATTCGACACGCCCTACTGGGCCTAGCCAGAAAAAAGTGGATTCCTAGGGCTCTTCTGAAGCAACAAGAATCTTACTAACATTTTTGGGCGTGTCATCGCAGTGTGCATGCTAGTATTTATTAGCGACGCAAAGGAAGTGACGATTGTCGGTTTTAGTTGAGTTAGACGACTCTTTTTCTCATATACTTATCAAGGCAGAGTGGCGCTACAAAGAGCTGTGTAAAAGCCTACCTGGGTCCGCCTGGTCAAACCAGGAGCAGCTCTGGAGAGTGCCTCTCAGTTGGACAAGCTGTCTTGCCCTCCGATCCACCTTCAAGAGTGATCTAGAGATAGGCCCCAAGCTCAATCAGTGGGCCCAGGACCTCGTAACCACCCGTATACAGCCCTCAGAAGCCCTCAGAGAGCTTGAGGAGCATGAAGGGGACGAAGACCTATTCCCCCATCAAAGGGCTGGAGTGGCCTTCCTGGCGGCTGCCAGACGTGCTTTATTGGCAGACGAGCCAGGGCTCGGAAAAACCGCTCAGGCCATCAGGGGACTAAAGCGCTTAAAGGACCAGGGAGAAGATGTCTTCCCCGCTCTTATTATTTGCCCCAACACACTAAAGAAGAACTGGGAGCGCGAATTTGCTAAGTGGTGGCCAGAAGTAACCACTCAGGTAGTTAAGGGAACCGCTGGACAACGCAAAAAGCAATTCGAAGTGGCAAGCGAGAGCAACATCGATGTACTAATTATCAACTGGGAGTCTTTGAGGGCCCACTCACGGCTTTCTGGCTACGGATCGATTGCTCTCACTCGGTGCTCAGAGTGCGGAGGTTTGGATGAAAACATCAGCACAAACCGCTGTGAAGTCCACAAAAGAGAGCTTAATAACGTGGAATTTAAGGCTGTTATCGCTGATGAAATCCACCGCTCTAAGGACCCTAAGTCTAAGCAAACCCGTGCTCTTTGGTCGGCCACGGGGGACGCAGACATTCGCTTTGCTTTGACAGGTACTCCGATTGCTAACGATGTTGTCGATCTTTGGCCTATCCTCCACTGGCTGAGTCCCAGGGACTGGCCCAGCAAGACTAAATGGATTGACCGCATGGTTGACACCATTATGAATGCTTTCGGTGGTCTTGTTGTTGTGGGCGTAAAACCCCACATGCGAGAAGAGTTCTACAAGACCGTAAATCCTCACATGCGTCGAATGCTGAAGCAGAAGGTGCTCCCGTGGCTCCCTGAGATGGTCTTTGAGCGTCGCGACGTGGAGATGTCCACTAAGCAGAAGAAAGCTTACGGTCAGATGAGGGACTTTATGATTGCGGAACTAGAAGACGGCGATGCTTTGGTTGCCCCCAGCCCTCTCACGCAAATGACTCGGTTGCTCCAGTTTGCTAGTTCCTACGCGGAACTAGAGACATTGGAGTCTGGAGAGACAAAGGCTAACCTTTCTTCTCCGTCCTGCAAAGTCGATGCTTTGATGGATGACATCAAGAACAACGACTTTGGCGACGACTCCGTGGCCGTCTGCGCAGTGTCAAGACAGCTTATTTATCTACTTAGTGAGGCTTTGGATAAAGCTAAGATCCCGCACGGACTTATCACAGGGGCTCAAAATGAAGACGAGCGTCAGCAGGCAATTGACGACTTCCAGTCTGGCAAGACCAAGTGGATTCTCTACACTGCTCAAGCTGGTGGTGTCGGTGTCACACTCACAGCAGCTCGGCGTTTGGTAATGCTCCAGCGTCCATGGTCTTTGGTGGATCACAAGCAGGCTCTTGACCGTGTTCACCGCATCGGCTCCGAGATTCACGATTCCATCATCGTGACGGACTACATCACGGAAGGAACCGTGGAAGAGCGAGTCCTACAGGTTTTAGAAACAAAAGCAGATAACTTTGAAGAAATCGTCAGGGATAAAGATCAACTGCTGTCCCTGTTGCAGGAAGACAAGGCAGGAAATCTATGAGTGAAGTAGTCTCTATTAGTAATTCAGAGGTTCAAACTTTCAAAGACTGTCGTCGTCGTTGGTGGTTTACCTACTACCGCAGGTTACAACCCAAAGAGAAAAAGTTTACTGGTGCTCTTGCTCTTGGCTCTCGCATACATGAGGCTCTAGATCAGTACTACTCGACGGGCAAGCCTCTTCTTACGGCGCACGAAGATCTGGTCACAGCAGAGAAGGAAGAACTTCTTAGTCAGTTCAAAGATGTCGAGGAACTTGAAAAAGAAGCAGAGCTTGGTCACATTATGCTCGAGGGCTACCTTCAGTGGGTTGAGGAAAACGGTATCGACGCAGAGTTGGAGATGGTCTCCACCGAGGAAATGATTACCATGCCCATGTTTAACGGCGAAGTAGAGCTCAAGGGAAAGCTTGACATGCGTGTCCGCCGTAAGGGCGACGGAGTTCGCATGTTTCGAGACTTTAAAACCGTTGGGGGCTCCCTCAGTGACTTCGCCAACCTTGCTCCGATGAACGAGCAGGTTCTCACATACATGCTTCTCGAACAGAGTAAAGAAGGAGAAGACGAGCGTTCAGAGGGGGGAATCTTTACAATGATGAAGAAGGTTCGTCGTACCTCAAATGCTCGTCCTCCGTTCTACGACCAGTTTGAGGTCCGTCACAATGTCTTCACTCTGCGATCCTTTTGGGATCGTATCCACGGCACCGTTGCTGACATGATGCGTGTCCGCACCGCTTTGGATGAGGGTGAGAGTCCAGCCTTCCACGTGTATCCACGTCCATCGCGTGATTGCAAGTGGAAGTGCCCCTTCTTCACAGTATGCACCTTGGTCGACGACGGAAGCGCCGCCGAACAAGCAATTGAAGAAATGTACGAGGTAGCCGATCCATACGCATACTATGGTGATACCGAGAAAAAGGGAAGTGAGTAACGGATGAGTGAAATCCAACGGTCTTTGACCGTCATGGTATACGGCGAGTCAAAGGTGGGTAAGTCCTCCTTCGCCGTTACCGCTCCTTACCCCCGTTTGATGCTTGACGTGGAGGGTGGACATCGATTCCTCCCGATCACAGTCAAGTACTGGGACCCTCTTCGCGAGGAACCCCCTGCTGCTGATGGAACCTGGGATACCGTGGTGGTCCCAGTGAGAGACTATGACACGGTCTTGAAAACATATCAGTGGTTGCAAATGGGAAACCACCACTTTAAGAGCTTGATCATCGACTCCATCTCGGAGTTGCAGGTCAAGTGCATGGACAGCATCGCAGGTAACGAACAGATGAAGATGCAGCAGTGGGGCGAACTTCTTCGCCACATGGGCGGTCTTCTTCGTGACCTTCGTGACCTCACGATGCACCCGACCACACCGCTTGAGGCAGTTGTTCTCACAGCGATGTCTCGGGTGACCCAGGACGGCAAACACCGTCCTTACCTGCAGGGACAGCTCGCGATTCAGGCTCCGTACTTTTATGACGTGCTGGGTGCCTTAACCGTGGAAGAGTTCCCCAACGAAGATCCTCTTCAGCCTCCTCACAAGGTTCGTCGTATGTACGTCGAACGCACCAGGGAGTATGAAGCGGGTGAAAGGGTTCAGGGTCGCCTGGGCTCTGTCGTAGAGCAGCAGAACCTCAGCATTGAGGTAATGCTGGACACCATCTTCGGGGCAAAACAGCCCGAAGTGACATCAAGTTAGACACAAGGAAAGAGGTTCCAAGATGGGACAGATTAACTGGTCCGAGCTAATGCAAAAGGCTGGACCGCTTGTAGATGAGGTCTACGAGCCGCTCCCCGAGGGTGACTACGACCTCAAGATCAGCGAAGCCAGCACAAAGACGACAAGTACTGGAAAGACCATGTACTCCGTTAAGTGCCAGGTTCAGGGCGGTGCCTACGCCAACCGTTTGGTGTGGGACAACCTCGTTATCTCGCCAGAGAGCGAAAAAGCTATGCGAATCTTCTTCTCTCAGATGAGGGTTCTACCAAGGAAAAGACCGCAACGAGATTAAGGGGTACTACCCTTTGACTGCTGCGGCTGGCCCTGGTGGCGCAGCTCAGGCCGCTCCTGCCTCTGCTCCAGCAGCTGCTCCTGCACCTGCACCAGCTCCAGCCCCAGCTCCCGCTCCAGCTCCAGCGGCAGCACCCGCTGCCTCCCCAGCTCCGAGCGCAGCTCCGTCGGCTCCCTTTTAATTTAAGTGTTGGGGTGCCGTCTAGGTAGGACTGGCGGCACCTCAACTACTTAAGAAAGACACCATGAAGATTTTTGTAACTGGATGCACATCTTCCCAAGCATCAACCAAAGCAGCGTCTCGCTACCCCACGGCGGGAGCTTTAATCACAAAGGCGCTAGAGTCTCACAATATTGATGTAACTTTTTCTGAGCCCTCTGTAGACACCACCCAGGAAGAATTAAACGAATACGATCTTGTTCTAGTCGGCGTAGCTTCTCCTGGAAGCCTTGGTGCAAGCAAAACTTATGGGGCTTTTTCCGTGGGCAACAAAGCCAGAAAAAATGGAAATTTAGCTCTTTTCATAGATGCCCCTGAACCCTACAAAATTTACGCTGGTCTTAAGAACCTACAGTCCAGCCCCAAAAACTTGAAAAAAGATTTCTACAAGTCTCGGGCGGGGTACAAAGAGTATGTCTCCGATCCTCGGGTGGAGCGTGAAGTAAATGACTTTTTGTATTACTTGAACTACGGAGAGTGGCCCACCACTTTTTACACCAGCCTGCCGTGGACTTATCCAGACGAAATACACAAAGAACTACCTACGATTCCCATCGAAAAAATTGTTCCGATGAACTTGGATAAGTATCTATTAACCGCTTCGTCGAATCTTGTAGAGCCCGAGGAAGTAGAAAATAAGTACTTTGTATCTGACACCCTAAACACAAAGTGGGTCAAGAAAACTCAGAGACAACTAGTTTCCAGCGTTGTGAAAACTAAAGAGTCTAAGTGGGATGATGTTCTTTCCGTTCAGTACAGGATTAGCAAGGCTGTTGGTACTTTGGCACCTATATACAGGTCAAACCACGCTTGGTGGTCTCCATCAATTGCACTGTCTCTGTCGTTGGGGGTTCCCGTTGCAACAGACTGGACAAAGTCTAAAGTTCTCGGCGACTGCTGGAGCTTTCTGCCTTCTGCAGTAGAAAGTCTTTCTTCTGAAGAAAGAGTTCTTTTGGCGTCTGCTCAAGCCGAAGAGTACAGAAAAGCAGTTACTCATGGGGGCGAAAAATTCGTTTCAGACCTCGATTTTGCTAAGTCTGCCGTCACGTCATAGTATAAGAAAACAAGGAGAAAACAATGGATATTCAATGGATCAAGGAGCAGCTACAGGCTGCTAGAGTCCGTAAACCAGTAGGCAATGCCACAATGAAGCTCCTAGAGTTTTTCGAGGAGCTAGAGCTCGAAGAAGAATTTCACGAAAAAACCGTGGAAATGTTTTCTAAGCTGGCTCTCGGCCACGCGTTTGTAAAAGACAAGAAAAACGAGGTCTGGGCCGATCTGCGCCCAGGAGCCATTACAGTAGGCGACGAAGTTCGAATCAAAGCTGATGCTTACGATGGGAACGGCGGGAAGATCCACAATGGACGTCGAGGCAAAGTAGTTGCCGTTAGGTATGGAGACGTCATTTTTAAGTCTACTGATGGAAAAGCACCTTTTCTTGATGGTGCTCACTACCCCCCTCAGGTGATGGAAAAATTGGTGGAGGGACAGTGAAAACAACTACTCTTCAATTTCAAGTGTACGGCGACAACTACGAAGACATCATCCAAAAGATAGAGAACACCGTTGGAAAGTTTTTTCGTAATGCCCACGACGAAGACGATCTTGAAGAAGAATTAGTAGACGAAAGCTACAAGAGCAAAGTCAACTGGGACGTGACGGTCTCACCTACTAATGACGCTGCAAGTGACTACGACTATGTTGCAGAGGTTATAGCTCGAATAAAGGATGTAGGCAAGTAAAAACAAAATATAGAAAGGAACCCTACATGAGCGATGAAGTTAGGCCACCGTGGGAATTTGAAAGCCCTCTATGCGCAGAGGTTGGAACTCATTTATTTTTTCCAAAAGATCCTGACGATCCGCAGTTATCTGCAATGGTAGAAGCAGACTACACTTACGCAAGAAAAGTTTGCAACGAATGCGAGCACAAAACAGAATGCGCACTGTGGGCGATAGAGAAAAACGAAAAATTTGGGATGTGGGGAGGGCTAAGTCCTCGAGACAGAGTGAACATCAGAAAACAAAAAGACCACGCAAGAAGACGCAACCTGGGTATTACTCCTATATAAAAGGTATAATTGCAGTATGAGTTCCGAGCAAATGAAGAAACTTGTTCCCGTATGCGAAGCTTGCTGGATCAAGGAGAACTCAAGCTGGGAGCCAGAAAGCGTAGATGACGGTGGAAACATCAAACTAAGACTAAAGGGTGTTTCCAGTCCTCAATACGTTAAGACAGGAGCGGTAGAAAACTGCGAAGAGTGTAAGTCTCTGACAATCGCTGGAATTTATAAGGTGACAGATCCTAAGATTGTTTTCGGGGAAGGCGAAGAGGAAAGCAACGAATACTCGGAGTACACGGGGTTTAGCATCGACCCCGAGGAAGAAGAAGAGTATTGAGAGACAAAAGACCTGGCGAAGAGTTGTGGATGGTTTGGGATGGCGATCATTCGTATTCTTTAGGTGACGACAAGGACCACACCTACTACACCGTGGGCCACGTAGACCTAGAGCACGAAGTTGTTCGTAGAGCTTTAGCCTCGACTCTGCAAAGAGACGGAATTGCAGATTCTCTTTCGGACGGGTTCAAACTTTTAGAGGGCTCGGAAGCAACAGAGGGCTATGCTGGCGCTGTCGACGGGGAGGTCTTTTTGTCAACCTGCGACGAAGATGGCATGACGGCGTACGGCGACAAGGTTGACGAAGTTATTCTCATCACGTGGGTGCAAATATAATTTATGTGTTGTGCCGACATAATATAACCCGCTTTAGTACAATAGAAGTGTGTGGGTAGCTGCTAGTAATTTGCGATGGCAAAAAGAAGCTCTGTGCGCTCAGAAAGAAAACGAAAAAGCTATAGAGTGGTTCTTCTCAAAAAATCCCAAAGAAAAGTATGCTGCAAAGCACATTTGTTTTAGTTGCCCTGTGCGGAAGCAATGTCTTCAGTGGGCTCTAGAGCACAAACAGATTTGGGGAATCTGGGGCGGAAGAGACGAAGTTGAGATGCGAAGGGCGCTCTCTGTCTCTTATAAGGGAGAAGAAGCCCGACGAAGAAGATTTCCTCATTGTCCATACTGCACCGCTCGACCTTCCAAACTTGAAACGAGCTCTATCGAGGTGCCTGGCGGTGGCAGATGGACTACAGCCAAAATAGTTACATGTACAGTGTGCGGTTTTGCGTGGCGAAGCAGGACTAGCGTAAATGCTGTGCACGCCTACAAAGCAATGAAAACCGAGAGAACAGAAAGACGTCTCCGAGAAAAGGCCAAAAAGGCCAGCAAGGCCAAGAAGTCTAAGAAGAAATAGCTTCGCTTGCCGCTCTATCGCAGAAAACAAAGTTAGTCCTTAGTCTTTCGTTTTCTGGTTCAATCTCCAGAGCATTCTTAGCGTACTCGGCTGCTTTTTCATATTGACCAAGGTTGTAGGCAGCAATTGCAGCATAGTCCCAGGGAGCGTACCCCCACGATTCGGCCTCGCAGAGGTACTCAAGGGGCTTTTCTTTGATCTCAAGAGCTCCTTCGCAGGCTTCAAGGCATTTTGCCCAGTTTTGCTGGTTGTAATATAGCTTGGCTAAGTCCACAAAAGGCTCTCTACGCCCTGGAGCCTCGGCAATTGCTCGTTGGAACCAGTGCTCTGCTTCCGCTGGAAGAGATTTCCCGATAAAACGCATAGAAGCTGCTCTTTCGGGGGCCCAGGAAGCCGTAGGAAGCTCTAGGTGGCGCTTAAGTTCCTGTGCTGCCTCTATGTAGCGACCATAAAAGTACAATTCTCGTCCGTAGTAGAACGCGTTGCGGTCATTGTAGGGATCTTCCTTGACGGACATTGCCAAGAGAGGCAGGTACTGCGAGCGACTCTTGCTGGGGTCTGGGTGGTGGTGTGTTTCGATGCCGTCAAGCCACTCTTGCTTCTCTTCAATGCCGTAAGAGTAGATGCACTCGTGCACTGGGTGACGCCAGCGGAAGCCCTTGCGACCGTGGATGTGGTCGTAGCTAAATTCAAGACCAGGAGTCCCGTCTTCGTTGAATGACCAGACGTGCTTGTATCGGGGACGGTTGATTCCGCGTTCCCAGGCCTCGGTAAGAACCTCTTTCCATCCTGGAGTAATGACTTCATCCATATCCAGAGATATGCACATGTCAATATCGATAGGAAGAGCTGCTAGTGCTGCATTGCGTGCGTCGTCAAATCTCCAGGGCGATATGCGAACGTCTACGACATTAATACCAAGCTCTCTGGCTCGTTCTACGGTTCCGTCGGTGGACCCAGTGTCTGCAATCAGTAGATAGTCTGCATCTTTAGCTGCTTCAAACCACTCGTCAACAAACTGTCGTTCGTTGAGGGCAATTGTGTAGATTGCTGCTTTCACTTTATACTCCTAAACAATTTGCTTTACTGGTACATAGTTTTTCTTTAGATCCCGCAAAAAATCGGCATGCAGTGTGCAATTATCTACGGTTGCTTCTTTTACGTGAAGAAAAAGTTCGTAGTCGTTATCAATAATTTCTGTTACTTCACAAAGATCGTAGGTCTGTTTGTAGACCTTTTTGTCTATTTTGTTTAGACCCGAGGCAACGGCAATCCAACTTTCCATCGCAAAAAGATCATCCTTGTGGTCCCAGTAAGAAGGAACTCTTTCAGACCATTTTTGTAGTATGTCTTGCACTCTTTTGGGCGCCTTATCTACGTCTTGGTAGTGCTCCCAGAACGGTGTATCGGTTCTTCCGCCCATATAGTGGAAGTAAACAAACTCAAAAATATCTTGATTAATCTTTGCTGCTTTAGCATTGAACTCGTCAACGTAGCTCTGTGGCCTATTAATTAATCCGTTCAAGTCCAGGAAAGCGTGCTCTAGATAAAGAAGAGAAGCCCAGATCGAGGTTGCCTCGAGGGGCTCAATAAATCCCGAAGAAAGCCCGACAGCCAAACAATTATTGACCCAGCTGGTTTTAAAATATCCTGGCTCAAACTTAAAGGCTTCTTCCCTAGGCCAAACGATCTCCTGATCACCGACTAGCTCGAGAATTTCTTCGCGTGCTTGCTCCTGAGTTATGTAGTTGGAGTCAAAGACGTATCCGCAGCCGTAGCGGTGCTGGAGTGGAATTTTCCACATCCAGCCGTATTTCATTGCAGTGGACTCGGTGTAGGCGGGTATAGCATCTTCGTCTATGGGTAAAAAGAATGGTAAAGCAGAGTTAACGGTTAGATGTTTTTTGTGACTTACCCATTTGGCTTTGTAAAGCTTTCCGATAAGACGTTTTGCAAATCCTGTGCAGTCTATGAAGAAATCAGCAGAAAGTTCTTCACCAGACTCCAGCAAAACAGACTTTAAGTCTCCGTTCTCGCTTTGCTTTTGATCAACGACTTTGCCTTCGACTCTGGTGATGTTTCTTTCTTCGACAGCAATTCTCTTGAAGAAATCAGCCAAGGCTACAGCGTCAAAGTGGTTTGCATAGTAAGCAGTAAAAAAGTATTTAGCAATGGGGTCAGGAATAATCTCTCCGTTATAGTCTTCTGCTACTTGAAGAGGTACTTTGTTGCCTTCACTTATCGCATGAGTGTAGTTAACCTCAGAAAAGTCTTTACCCTTTGCAATGTTGTATCCAGCCAAGAAACTTGTTCCAGCCATAAACTGGGAGTTATTGAAAGACCCAAGACTGACATCATCTACCGCATAAAACCCGTGGTAGTACGAAGAGTCTGGTCCAGTCCAGTTGGTAAATTTAATTCCGTTTTTCACGGTGGTGCTGGTTTCTTGAATTAGTCTGGCAAGAGGAATATCGATTTTCTCTAGAAACTCAATAAATGCAGGGGTTGTTCCCTCTCCAGCCCCGAGGATTCCAATAGAGTCTGACTCCACTAAAGTAATTTCAGCGCTAGGCATTTTGTATCTGGCGTATAGGGCTGAAGCCCACCCAGCAGTGCCACCGCCAACGATCAAAATTTTATAGCTCATCCTTTTTTCCTCACCCAAAACTGGTAGTCATTTACTAAGACTTCAATTCGTTCCATGTACATGCCATAGAAAGCGTCAATGGCCATTCGGGGCTCCTTGTTAGTCCCCAGACCAGCAGACCACTGGTAGTCGTCAAAAGCAATTATTCCGCCTGGCTTTAAGACATCAAAAGCATTCATAGCGTCTTTCATCACAGAAGGAGCAGTGTGATCGCCATCAATATAGATAAAGTCATACTCTTGCATGTTGTTCTTGAAGAACCAGTCACTCGTTCCCTTGAACTTGACTATTTGTCTAGAATTTCGAGCTGCAGCAGTTTTTGCATCGTAAATAGTCTCTACCGAGGACCAGTTCATTTCGTGATGAGCTGGTTCGTCTGATCCTTCCCAGGTATCAACATCGATGAGGACGGAGTCTTCGTAGTAGTAAAGGATGTTGTTATACATCCAAACACTAGCATCGCCAGTGTAGGCTCCAATCTGAAGTAACCTACACGGTCGTGCGGATAAATGAGCTAGTTGCTCACTAAAATTTTTTTCGCCGTCGTTTTTAAACCAGTTGGGTGTAGAGTTCATACCTGTGTCTCTGTTGTCGTAGTGCTATAAACACTATAACAGAGAAGAACCCAAAAAGTTAGATGGCGCTCAGCGCTTTATGAGTAATTGTTCCGACCATTGTTGCGGTGTGAATGCTGCACTGATAGCGATAACCGTTTGATGCTGCTGTCATCGGAATTCTCCAGTACACAGTTCCAGAGGTTTGCTCCTGTGCATTTACATCAACATTTACTGTTCCATCTGTGTCGATGTGGATTAGACCACTTTGAATGTTCGCGAACCCAGAGCCAGTGTCTTCCTGCAACCTAAAGGGATGACTCGAAAGTCCGCTTAACTTAAATGCCATAGTGGCCCCACCCAAAACAAAAATAGTTGGGTTATCGCCACTATAGTGCGAATTAAATTGATAACCATTTGTACCGTTTGCCGTAACAACCAACTGGGCAATAGCAGGGAACGCCACATCGTCAATTGTGAGAGAAGCATCGGTTGCTTCACTAGTTCCACTAAAGGTTGTGGTTCCAGCGGGTCCAACGGGCCCAGTTGGCCCTGTCGCCCCAATCGGCCCAGTAGCACCTGTCGGTCCTGTTACTGTTGAATCAGCGCCTGTAGGCCCAGCAGGTCCAGTCGGGCCAGTAGCACCGTCTGCTCCAGCAGGTCCAGTGGGTCCTGTAGGCCCTCCCGAGGGTCCAGTAGGTCCTGTTGCACCAGTGGGCCCAGTCGGACCGCCAGGATCTCCAGCGGCCCCTGTGGGGCCTGTGGGGCCCTGAATTGATCCCACGGTAATCCAAGTACCACTATCCGCATCCCAAATGTAAAGCTCTCCATCAGCTGTTACGATGTAGCCGTCCCCGACCGTCCCCGAAGCGGGAAGATCGCCAGTTGTTGGAACTTCTCCCTTTAGATTTACAGCTGTTCCATCTTCTCCACTGGGTCCCGTAGGGCCTGTAGATCCAGTTGGGCCCGTCTCCCCAAGAGGTCCCGTTGGTCCTGTGGCTCCAGCTGGCCCAGTTGGTCCAGTTGGTCCGCCTGAAGGCCCCGTTGGCCCAGTCGCACCAGTTGCACCCGTAACTGATGCACCAGTTGCTCCCAGCGGACCAGTAGGCCCAGTCGGCCCAGTCGGTCCAAAAAGAACTCCTGAGCTGTTCCAGGCTGCTCCGTCCCAAACATAAAGTTCTCCGTCTGCGGTAACGGTGTAAGCATCGCTAACAGTATTGTCGATAGCAGGAAGTTCTCCTACTGTAGCTACTTGTCCTAAATAGTTGACAGCTGCTGCGTCACTTCCTGTAGCACCTGTCGGACCCGTCGGACCCGTGGGACCAGTAGGTCCAGTGGCTCCGTCGGGACCAGTAGGTCCAGCAACGGTACTGTCGGCTCCAGTAGGCCCAGTCGGCCCCGCGTCTCCAGTAGGTCCAGTAGGTCCAGTAGAACCCGTGGCTCCGTCGGGTCCCGTGGGGCCTGTGGGGCCTCCGCTAGGACCTGTAGGTCCTGTGGACCCCGTAGGACCTGTTACTTCTGGGCCCGTTGCACCAGTTGAACCAGTAGATCCAGTAGGACCAGTGGGCCCCTGAACGGGACCAGCGCTTGCCCACTCTTGATTGAGATCTGACCAAATGTACAAATCTCCTTGTACAAGGTAGCCGTCACCAATGTTTCCTAGGGGGTTGTCTGCCTCTAAAAACTCGACCGTAGAGTAAGTTCCAAGAATGTTTACACCAGAACCTTGAGGACCAGTGGGCCCAGTGGTGCCTTGGTTTCCTTGCGGCCCAGTTGGACCTGTAGGCCCTAAGCCAATGTAAGCAAGTTGCTCCCACCCGTTGTCGTTGGTGTAGAAGTAGACTTCTCCGTTGCTGGGCTTAACCCAAATGTGTCCTACTTCGGGAAACCCAGGTTGAACTTCTTGATAAAAAACTTGACTTGTTCCAGTGATTTCATAGACCAAAGTCATAGAAAAAGCAACATCGTTTGTGTCCGCCAAGACATAAACTGTGTCGTTGGCTTCTACCGCAAAACGAAAGGTTTCGTATGCTTGTCCAGCTTCAATGGTGAGATTCGAAGCTAAGTAGACTCGGCTGGCCTCTGTTGTAGTTCCAGCGGGTTGAATATAAATAGAAGTAATACCTGGAGACAAAGACTTGTTCGAAGCAATGACTGAAGCAACACCCGTGGTTCCCACCGAGGGAAGGGCGGTTGCGATATTAGCCAGTGGGTTTACTGAGCCTACGCGAGTTACAGCCATTACAAAGTCACTTCCATTCCAATTCTATAATCTAGTTTACTACACGCTCTGTTCTTCAAGCTGGTACGGTCTGCGTCCAACCATAGGAAAGTAGGCCATTCTGTTTGGCCCTCCGTGCAAACTAGATGTAGTGGCATAATCATTGTCTAGTCCAGTAGAGTGCAAGACACTTTTTGAGTTTTTAGTTATCCAGTCAAAAACTTGAGTTGGTGTCCAGTCTCTATGAGCTTGAAGTAGCAAAGCGCACAAGCCAGCCACCTGAGGAGTAGCCATAGAAGTTCCAGACAATCTTTGCTGTTTGTAGCCGCCGTCAAGATTGTATTGATAGCTCGAAGCGTCTACATTCGTTGTGCTCATCGAACTCATAATGCGGTCCCCAGCAGCATATACATTTACCCCTGGTCCAGAGTCGCTGTAAACAGACTTTGCCTCAACACCAGAAATAAAGTTTGTTCCAGTAGCACCGACTTGAAACCCTGGATTAGACCCGCAATGCGGGGCTCCTCCCCTTTGGTAATAAAAGTTAGATCCTGGAAAACCAGTAGCAGTTACATAGTTGTCGTAGTCAGCGCCGCCACTTACGTCATGCTTAACGTTGCCGTTGCCCGAAGCGTTTACAACAACAATCCCAGCATTGACTAGCTGAGCAACATCAGCGTTTACCGAGGCTACTGGGTAGTTAAAAACATACAAAGAAGTGTCCGCAAGCTGGCCAGTAAGACCTTTGGATGGGTCTTTGTTGGTGTCTGTGTGCGCGGAACCTCGGTATGATCCGCCTGTCACTGGGTAGTAGGTTACTTCGTTGAAGGTAAGCTCATCATTTGTTTGGTCCCAATAAACTATGTAACCCCAGCTATTTACAACAACAGTGGGATTGCCGTTTGTTTTGCTGTTGTGCCAGCCCAGAATGCAATCAAAGGCATCAGAAGCAGACAGTCCTGGTAAGGGATCAGTTGGTCCTTCCAAACCAGCTAATTTTATTGAGTAAATATTGGCGTTTCTAGCCCAGCCAAAAGTCTTACCAGCAACGGTTCCAGCAACATGTGTTCCGTGCCCGTCATAGTCAGCGTAAAAACCAGCAGGCATAGTTCCTGATACTCCGCTTTCGGTGTACCAGTTAATTTGCTGAACTCGACTGTTTCCCTCGGCGTCTTCAAATTCAGGGTGGTTTACTTCGATTCCGCTGTCTACAATGACAACATCTACTCCTGTTCCATCTAAAACATAATCATATGTTCCTCCAGGATCAGAGGATGAAGTGCCAAAATTATTAGTAGCGCTTATGTGGCGGAGTAGCCCCCAGTTTTGTTTTTCACCTGTTTCTGTAGTTAGCTTGTCAAATGTTCCATCTTGAAAAGCTTTTTTATGTGGGCGAAACTCATCTAAATTTTCTACAGCTTCTACCCGAGGATCCTGACGAAGTACTTCTGCTTCCTCGTCAGTAAGCCAGAAAGAAGTATTTCTTTGATTTATGGGGCGCTCGTTTTTTATCTGTACTTCCCTGTCGGGAATAGTCGCAGGGGTGGGCATCGCTGTAGTCAAGTCAGAAACTATTTCTTGACTTTTTGATATATCTGAAGTGGTTACTGTGTATTCTTTATACTCGGGCACTAGCTGACCACCGCTCGGTCGCTCACCCTCCGCCAGTCAGTACCATCGTAAAAAGCTAGTGTTGCGCCATCAGTTTCGTCAGTGCAGTAGACCATTGCTCCGATACTTGAAGTAAGCGACCCAAGTTCTGTCACTGTCTTGCTCACCAGCTTTATTGGTGCATCAGCAATGACTTCATCTGTTGGATCTAAAGTGATCGTTGTTGGGGAGGTCAGAGTATACGTACCCGTAAGAGTTTGTGGAGCATTGATTGATGCACTTTCAATTGCTGTTACTGCAAGCGTCTCGGTACTGGCGTTGTATGTAATACCTGAGTTAGTCTTACCGCCAATAGTTCCAGTGGCATCCTCATAAAGCCCAACAAAAGTTGTTGCATCTGTAGTGTCGGCAACGTCAATTGCCCCGCCGCCAGGTCCAGTGGGTCCAGTAGCACCTGTTGGACCCGTGGGGCCTCCCGAGGGACCAGTAGGACCAGTAGGTCCAGTAACAGAGTCTCCTTGCGGTCCAGTGGGTCCAGTGTCCCCCACGGCACCAGTAGGACCAGTCGGTCCAGTAGCTCCGTCTCCCGTGCCCGTTCCGACAAGCTCCCAAGCCTCGTTAGTTAGAACTTCTAGAGCTCTGTAGTCGGTGTTGTACCGAAGATACCCCTCTTCAGCGTCCCCTCTGCGGTCGGCTGTAATTCCTTTGTCGACGTAAACAGTATTGTTTACTCCACGAATAACTTTATTTGTAAATGTCTGGGCAAGATCTCCTTGACCAACTGCATCATCCTGCACAATTCCGTACAAGCTAACAGAGACATTTGCTGCTGTAGAAAGAACAAACAGCGCGTCTCCTGGATTTACGGCAAATCGAAATGTTTCATAGCTTTGCCCAAATCCAACAGTTAGATTGTTTGCAATGTATACATAAGACCCTTCGGTCTCCGCTCCCGAGGGAACAACATAAATGTCTACCTGCGGGATAGGTGTAGAAGAAGGAGAAATATTGGCAACAATAACTGAAACCAAATAACTAGCAGGAAATGTGTACAGCCCAGCTTCGATATTGACCTGGGGTCGAACCGCAGCCAATCTTTGAATTGCCATCTGCGGCCCCCTTTACGCCTGAGCCTCAGCCCATGACATTCTAGCGGAGCAGAGGGTTTGCTGTCCCGTAAGACGTGCCACTGCAATCGTAATAATGTCTGGGCCGTCGGGGAAGACCGAGTCTCCGCCGAGAATCGAGTTAGACAACTCAAACAGGTCGCTAACATCTACGTTGGTAGCTTGCTCTTCACCCTGGTTACCAGATGCTTTAAAGTTATACACCTGAATACCACCAGAAATTGTGTCATTAGACGTGTGCTCTACGACTTGAACCAGAGAAGGTGATTCCACTCCCACGAAGTTCAAGTTGTTAAGTCGTCCGTTTAGCAGAACCTTAACGTCAACCAGCTGGTCTGTCTGAACACCGACCTCCTGCAGTCGCAACTGCATTCGGTTGATGATGTCACGATCACCCAATGCACCTGTCAAACCTTCAGACACTGACGGGCTCAAGCGGAGCGAAATCAGCGGCTGATAGTTTGCACCAGATGTGTTATTCAACGAACCTTGTGGAGATAGCCTGTACGTAGACTGCGAGTTTCCACTGTTGTAGAAGTTAATAACATTCCGCTGGAAGAACGAATTCTGCGGGTTATTAATAGTGCTGCTACTTCTTTGGAAGTTGTATGAGTAGTAGCGGAATGTGTTTGCATCCACACGCTGATGAACTCTGAACACACCAGAATATGCAAGGTAGTTGCTGTACTGAGGGCTAACAGAAATCAGCACATAGTCACCAACATTCAAGTTGTGGTTACCACTTGTGTCAACTGTGACCAAGTAGTTTGACTTGGTCATATTGGTAATTGGTGCTTCTGTTCGAGTAGCGTCCACCTCAGTTGCTGTTAGCGCAATGTTGTTGTCGTCAATAGTCTTGACATAGTAGACATTCTCGTTAATTAAGTAGTCATAGGGGTTGTATGACGAAATAAACTGAGTGCGCGGGTTTCTGCTGTTGTTTTGGGGTAATCCGTTACTACCAAGGCCCAAGAACTGAACAGCGTTTCCGTCCTCAAAACCGTGCGACGGAATATTGATAGTGTCAAGGATGCGGTTAACTGCGTTAGAACCGAACGTCTTCGACGTCGTACCACCAATAGTTAGCGTCTGGCTCGACTTAGTGAACAAGTAAGCCTTGTCATCATCAAACTCACCATCCATGATGACCGATGTACCCCAGTGGAACAGCGACGGAATGTATGTCGGATCCGCAAAGGTCGTGACTTCGTAGCGAGCTGGCAAGTTACCAGAACGGAAGTAGGACTCAAACAACTGGTTGTTGTGTGTAAACTCGTGGGTGTACTGTACCTGACCGCTTGTGGTCTTAAACCCGAAGCGAATCTTACCCGCACCGTACCAAGAGTAGTCCATGTAAATCATCTGAATCTTGGACAGGTCAAGGTTGTAGCCAGTCGGACCACTTCCGTTACAGGGGTCCAGACTCCAGTCTTCCTGGGGAATCTTGGTGTCTACGGTCAGAGTACCAATAATACCCGTCTTAGCAGGAATAAACGAGTGAACGTTTGTAGTTCCTTGAGTCGAAAGATTTACATAAGTTGAGGCATCGGGATTTGCTTTGAGTCGGAAAGAATTACTAGTAAGGAAATTTACATAGTACGTTCTTCCGTTTACTAGTCCTCCGATTGGCTCTCCGTCAATAGAGTTGTAGACAACAGGAAGATCCTGTGTGTACCCGTGACTGATGATGTTGAATGTATCAGTAGCAGTGTTTACGGTAGTAGCGGGATCAAACTCGAACTCATTACCAGAAGCACCCTTGTACTCGGGCTTAATAGTCATTCTTTCTGCGGACTCGATGTCAGCAACACGATAAGACTGACCTCGAAGAACTATGTAGTCTCCGACTTCTAGCTGAGTGTCAAATGCCGTATTTGTACCAAAGACTTTCTCAGAGCCTTGCAAACAAGCAATGGTTCCAGCAATCTGCTGCGTTGAAGAGCGACGGACAGCATAGAGCTTCTGACCATCAAATTCGTAGAACATACCGTTCTGGAAGTCAAACATACCCGCACGAATAGCTCCGTTTGTCCAAGCATTAACATGCAGTCTTGGGAATCCATATACTACGGGCTCAACAATTGGCTGCTGTGAAATGACAGTGACGTTGAATGAGTCAATGACCGTAACTTGGAAGGTTCCGTTGTAGACAGGACTATCTACGCCGTACTGATCCTTGGCGTCGTCCACTCTAATAAACAGACCATTGATGAGACCGTGTGGGCGTCGGGTACGAATTTGAATGACGTTCGAGGTCCCCACTCGGAACATCGTCTCAATGTCGATGCTGGGCTTGAAGTTAACAGCAGCCGAAGTTTGAATACCCTTACCTGACTGGTAACGGAAGTACTTACGAGTCTGACGGACAATCGAGCCGTACCAGGTGTTAAATCCTGTAGACATCTCCACACCACCGTCGAACGGTCGGTGCAGTGAGTACCCCTGAGGGCGAACGTACACGAAGGTCGGGTACGAGTACGAAACATTTTCGTATGCGGTTGTGTACGAACGATTAACAGTGACCTGCTCGTCCGATCCAACCGCTGTAATCTCTCGAATAATTGGTGCGGTTGGAGTTATGTGGTTCAAGTAAAGCTGAGACCCAGAACCTGTAGTAGCGATGTCAATCTTGTTTGTGTTTGCTAGAGCATCTTCATAGCTTGGGTGCAGAGTTACACGGTTACTACTCGATGTAGTGACATCTCCGCTAACTCCAGCGTTAGAAATGTTTCCACCCTCTGAGTTGAACTCAAAGGTGGTGCTAGAGGGAACGGCAATAATCGTGTGGGTTCCGTTAAAGACCTCGGGGCTCACACCAGTGATGTTTTCGATTGTGATCACATTTCCTGGCTGCAGGTCGTGTGCCGTGGAAGTTGTAATACGAACCACATTGTTTGTACGGTAACGAGCGGTGATTGCTCTTAGCGCAGTGTCATCAAGTCGATTGACATAGTAGTACTTATTGTTTACTAGCGGGGCAGGCGGAACTCCGTCAGATCCTTCTTGGATGGCCACAGCTCCCCAGTCCTGGTTTTCCACGCTGAGCGTGAAACTTTCCGAAGCTGTGTAGCGGAACTCGCGGTTTCCAGCATTTATGTATGTGATTGTGTAGGTACCTTCAAAGTCTTCTGCATCATCACTGCTAAGTCCTTCAATAGTAACTTGCTCACCAACGCTAAACCCGTGCGTCTCGCTGGTGTAGATATAACGAGTGGTGCCAGAACTTTGAATTCGGGCGATACCGATTCGTCGTCCGCCAGAGCCAGCGTTAAAGACCACTGACTCACCATCAACAAATGGGTGGTTGGCAACCAAAATTTCGTCTTGAGTGTCGTCGACATCTGAGGCCTCAAAGTAACCTTTTAGCTCGGTGTCGGGCGGGAAAAGACGGAACACATCGCCAACTTTGAGGATCTTAGAGAAGGTTGTACCTGAACCATTCACC